AAAAATCTCTCCTTTACTCTTGAAAATCGAAATGAAGACTCATCCCGTTTTCGTGGATTTATTATATTACACCAGGCTCGGGGAACTTCCCGCTGACCGGTCATATAAACAGTATTAGTATTCTTATTGTAAGGCTGCCATGGGAAGATGTCAATGGTTTGGACGCGCCCTTCGGGGCGCGAGGGTTGACGGGCCTTTGGCCCGAAGGTTGTGGCCGCCTGACGGCGGCAGGTTGTGTTCGCTTCGCCCAGGGGGCGACAGCGCCTACGGCGCTGAAGGTTGAGGATTGCCCTTCGGTCAATGCTTATGAAGTCAGCGTTACGGGATTTACTTTCAGTGTCATATGACAAAATAATCATTCTGCTGAATTATCTGCCTTCGGCAGATACACCCCCTATCCGGCTGTGCCGGACTTCCCCCGCAAGCGGGGGCAGAATAGGTTTCTATGCTTTCCTGTAGAGACATGGCTCCATTGCAAAGTACCCATAGTCCCACCACGAAGTGGGGGGAAGGTGGTGGCGCCAGCCACCAAAGGGGGAATGCATTTCCTCGCCCGCAGGGCGGTTGTATGGTTTTATACAAACTGGCGCCTTCTATAAATTTAAAGGCGCCCTCCACGGCAGTTACCCCCTGAGCGAAGCGATGCACAGCGAACATGATTTGCAGGAGCGCCAGCGACGCACAAATCATGGTGAGTCGTTTCCCCTGTGGGGCGCAACCTTTCTACACAACCCTTGGCACCAAGGGCCGGAGGCCCGATGGATGCCATACGCCCCTCTGCGCCGCAGGCGCAGGCCCCTTCGGGAATACAGGAAAGCACCGCCCCGATCCCGGTCCCGATCCCGACCACGCCATATCGCCAATAAAAAAAGCTGCCTTGCGGCAGCAGGTCGATTACTGTTTATTCAGAGATGCCAGTTCCAGTAAAGCCCAGGAGATTTCTTCCTGTTTTTCTTCTTCAATAATAACTTCGTTTTCAACCTGCTGTTCTTTCATTGTTGTGAGTGCCTCCATTAAAAGAACCCGCTTCACCACGGGCTGTAACAAATACTTTGTATGCGTATAATATATATCAAATAGACAATGCACGACAATATCTGGTTTTTCTTAATGTTTGACTACTACTATGCTACTAAAACATTACTTACCCAAGGTAACTAAATTCTGACCTTGTAGGTTATTTGTGCTCCAGACACACCTTTCTTTTCTGGAGACACATTGAGCTGTACCTCTAATGCTTTGTCTTTGTTAAAGTTCCTCTGAATCTGGATTGGAATATACCATTCGCCAGACACACCGCCTACACCAGTTCCAATTTCCCATTTCTTCGTTTTCTCATAGTCTTTATACAATGGGGTCAAATCGAGTGTCTGGTCAACAGTGGTGGTTACATTAGAGGGTGATGAAGATTCTAATGGAGTTTTAATCTTCTTGGGTGCTACAGGAATAATGACTTCTTGTCCATCTATAGTAGCTTTGTAATGGTGATTTAAAACCAAATCATTATCAGTAGCTTTATCTTTCCATTTTATACCAATATCAGTGGAAAGTAAAGGATTGTCTATAGAGGGACTATTACAACTACGACTTTCAGATAAACCTTTAGTATAACCTTTATGATAACTTAAATAACAACCACCAATGATTGTACTTAAGAGAATTAAAATTAATATAATTTTAATAATTATACTTAAGTATTTATCTTTTGAAGGAACACTATTACTATTCATCTTTAGTATCTCCTTTAATGTTCTTTTAATTTACTTAAGTATTTATCTATAGTAGGACTATTACAACTACTACTAAAGAACTATCTTAAGTATATCTTTAGTAGTTGTTGTAACAAGAACAATAAAGATATACTTAAGTATAGTAGTTAATAGTCTCTCATAACATACACATAGGAGTGCATATATCTATCCACATAACATTCCCATATACCAACCATGGAAGGTTCATGTATGATACATATATACTTTTCTCCTCTCTTCTTCTAATAGTGTGACAATTAGCACTTTTGTATAATAGTGTGACAATTAGCTAAATGTTATGTCTATTTATACTTTATTTTTTCGGCTGTATTTAAATCTTTCAGCATAGCTAACTTAACTCTGCTATAATCATGTCTTCCCACTGGTGTCTGTGGTGCGTTATTATGCATCTCCTCAATATAGAAGATACCTCTGTCTGGGTCACTCCATCTGTCTAATAATTCGTCCATACGCTCTTCCATACCTGTCTGGGAATCTCTATCCATACAGTTGGCAAAGTATTCTATTGCCATTTCAAGAGCATCTAATCTATCGTCATGTGCCAAGGCTCCTCTTACATTGGTAAGTCTGGTCATCTGATAGATTAAAGAATAATTAGGGTCACGTTCATAGACTTTGTAATCATTCAAGACAACACTCTTATTGACAATCAGTTTGTGTCTCATCATTACAGGCTCCAGTGTGTCTATTATTCGTTGTTCCTTTTGTGCCTTACTTCTAACTTCTTCAAGAGCACACGGGTAAATTCTGGTGAAGACAGGAGCTAAGAGTTTACCAAACATACCATCACCAAAGTTGGATTCATAGACAACAGTATTGACTTTCCAGAACTTAGCTTTATTTGCTAATGTCTCCAAGGTAGTATCACTGTACCCAGACTGATAACCCCCAGTCTCCATAAGGAATAAATAACCATTAAGGTATTTGATAATAGCAAAGGCTGTCTCATCTTTACCTCTACCAGAAGGGTCAATAGCCATAACAGTTCCAGTGTATTCTTCTGTTTCTGGAGACTGCATAAGAGGAGAATAGAAGAAATCCCCTTTAAGAGCTACAGACGCTACATCTTTCAAGCGTTTAGAGGGGTCAGAAGTCCAAGACCACTTAAGACTGGCTTCATTCATATCAAGGTCAGCTACAATCAAGTCCTGTACCTTTAGTGGATACTTTTCAGCATCAGAGAGGTTTGTATTGAGCATAAACTGTAAAGCGAACCCTGCTTTACCATAAGACAACTCTCTCCCTGCAATTTCCTGTTCATTGAATCGCTTAGGGTCAGTAGGTTCTCCCTTATGCTTTTCCCAGTTATCTAAGATAAATGGAGCAAGTGTGTCTCCATAATCCTCTAGCTGCTTCTTGTCTTCTGGGTATCGAACAGTCCATACCCTACATTTATATCCACGCTTTTGTAGTTCATTGTACAAAGACATCTCATTCTGTGGAGTACCAAGATAAATAATCTGTCCATCTGGTTTCAAGACAGCATCAAATTCTTTGACAGCTTCACCCAGTTTGTCTCTTTGAGCCTGTGTACCAGAGTTGTTAGGTACTTCAATATCATCTGCTACCAGTATGTCTGCACGGGAACCTGTAATCTGCCCAGTGATACCTACAGACTTAACAGAAGGAGAGATATCTGGAATAGCTAATCCTACATCAAAAAGGTTCTGTGTATTACGCTGCCCATCTTGAGGAACAAGCTCTTTTAAGAATGGTAGCAGATTGATAATACGTCTAACAAAGACAGCGTTTGCATCAGACCTGTCTTTAGATGCAGAGACAATCAATACCTTTAATTGTGGATTTTTCCATAACCGCCATACAGTATAGGCACAAGTCAGATATGATTTAGCTACACCACGGAACCCTTCAATAATGAATCTATCGCTGATAGGGTACATAAGATTCTTTGCGATGTCATACTGGATAGGTGTAGGGTCTGGAAGTCCTAAACTCTTCCAAAGGATAAAGACAAACACTCTGAAATCTTCTTTAGCCTTTTCTACCTGTTCATCAGTCCAATAAGCATTTTTAAATTCATTTATGTCTATCAATATCAATACCGTCCTTAAAATCATCAAAGATAGGAATATGCTGTCTTTCAATCTGCTTCTTAATATCCGCTACTCCATTACATTTAGGAGAGACAAGCAAATCATTATCTTTCAAGAATTTTCTAACTTTTTCAAGGATTCTGGGGTCATGTCGCAGCTCTGGGTCTGACAAACATTCAAGTAAAGACTGTACTTCCTGTTCCGCCAGAGTGTCTAACAGTTTTGGGTCAATCTGAAACACTAAATCACCTCAAATCACTCAAATTCGCACGAGAACACGTTCTGTTGCGTCCTAAGATAATCCATGACAAATTACTCATGAACTCTCTAAGACGCCCATTATAGACCATTCTCGCTTCTAATAATTCTTTAATCATTCCACCCATCGTATGCTTTAAGGTCATTAGCTCTGATAGTAGAGATAATTTTATTAGCATAGTCGGGGTCAGTAGCATAGAGAGGTGCCATCTCTCTCACAAACTCTTCTACGTCCCATGTGTCTTCCCAAACATAAAGAGCTCCTGCATAACAGGGCTCTTCTCTCATTAAGAGACACCAGTCCTGTATGGCTTCTTCGAGAGAGCTATAAGACTGGAATTTGTCGTAAATGGTCACATATTCACCATCAATGTATTCAGTTGTCTGCTGGCGAACATAATTACCCCAACCGTTCCACTTACGCCCAAAGTAGTTATAGTTACCAATGCAGTATTTTCCCCAACCAGATTCAAGAATAGCCTGTGCAATGCATACAGAAGCAGGAAGATTATATTCAGCACAAACCTTACCTGCGGTTTCTCCAATCATAGATATGAAATCATCTGGTGTCATTATTGTTGTTTCTCCTTTCTATAGTAGGTGGTCTAGGTGTAGGTGTGTCTTTCTCCAATATGTCTGGAACTTTGTTCTTGTTCTTATCTACGAACATCTGTCCAATGAATCCCAACATAGCTATCCAAGGAGAAGACACAATCTCATGAAGGAAAGCTCTAAGTTCCTGTAGGTCTGGCTTTCCTGTCAACCACCATTCCATACACCAACCAACCAAATAAAAAAGCGTGGATATTATGATAAGCAGTACATACCATAATATCCAACGCATAATACGTTTAGACGGCTTCCCTAGAAACTGCTTAGGCAGATTTTCTAGGAGTGTCTTCAATTTTGTCCACACGACGTTTAACCTCGTCAAGCTCCATTGCCAGACGTGCAATAGAAACCTTCATGTCTGTTATACACTCTGTGAGTTCTTTGATGTTAGAGGATAGTTCTCTAATGCTTCTTTCTGATTTATATAGCTGTTCCTGTAGTGGACGAAAGATAAACTCTTTGATAATCCACGCTGTAGCAGTAGCAATAAGCCCTGCAATGAAAAGTGTGAGTTCTATGCTGTGTCTCCTTTCTATTACATAAAAATGGCACGGAAGAGATAGTAGATAAATACAAGTGTACCTAGCACTACCGTTACACACGCAAGAAGAATAATAGGTGTGATAACCTTTACTCCTAATTTTTCGTGATGATGGTCTATCAGATAACCACCAATGAATAGTAAAGCAAACAAAGCTAAACTAATGTAAAACTCTGTGCTATTGTCATAATACATATCAACCACCTCTTTCTTGCCTATGATTATATCTTAATTATGTACTTCATGACAATAGCAGGTGGCTGTACTGTAGGGGACGCACCATAAATCATGTTGGCATCAGCCGCATTAAATGTAACTCCAACTCTCCTACCCCCTGTTGATGATGAGTTCCAACCGGCACTAAAGTGCTCTCCATTCTCTACTATTTTATATCCAGAGAAAGGCGGTGAAAAGGCTTGCGTTTCAAGTCTATCATCACTAAAGCTCCAAACTATGCTAGCACAAGTTCCCTTAATATTAGGTAATCCTGCCTGTTTTACTACACCACTCGCAGAACCACCTTCTACAAATCTATCTACAAGATTAGGAAGATTAAACGTAGTGGAACCATTACCAGAGCCATAAGTAGTGCCAATAATTTTAAACAGGTTTGCATATGTGCTACGTGATACCGCAGAGCCATCACAAAGTAAATAATTCTTTGGTACAGTATTTCCTGCAAAAGGTAAGACTGTCCCTGTAGGTATATAAGCAGATAGCTTATTATTAACCCACTCTGCTGTGGTTAACTCTATACTATTTGCAGTATTGGGGGGTGTTTTACCTTCAATCTGAATTAGGTTCCCATTAGTGTCTGTATTTAAAGAAATACCACCACTGGGATAATTGTCATTGTTTACATTATAAAACTGAAGCTGTCTACTATTAGCTTCGTTTTTTACAATACGTATAAATCCATACCTTTTATTATCAGAACCTACAATATTTAGTACGTCAAACATGTCATTTTGTCCATCTGATGTATTTTTATTCCTCCTTGTATATAGTAGTTGTGAATCTTCTAGCTGTAATGTCCCCGTTATCCTATCACCTGTCCGCAGAACATAAGATGATGGGTCAAATAGTTTTGCCGCTTCTGCACTCTTAGCCGCTGCACTCGCACTATTCTTAGCTTCATTAGCCTTAGTAGTAGCAGTAGAAGCAGAAGTAGACGCACTAGTAGCACTGTTCTTAGCTTCATTCGCCCAAGTCTTAGAAGACTTATTGCCAGACACCCCATCTGGACTATAATCAGACATAGCCCACTTCTTAGCTAATTCTGCACTGTTACTCGCTTCTGTAGCTTTAGTAGTAGCAGTAGACGCAGAAGAAGAAGCACTAGTAGCACTACTCTTTGCTTCATTAGCTTTAGTAGTAGCAGTAGAAGCAGAGGAAGACGCACTGGTAGCACTATTCTTAGCTTCATTAGCTTTAGTAGTTGTATCTCCCTTTAGGGTAGTCATAGTGGAAACATAACTATTCCCAGTATTCGTAAGTCTAGTATTCTGTGTATTCCCAGTAGATACAATACTAGAGTTCTGTTTAGCCCCTTCACTCTTTAAGTCATTAATAAAGTTACTCTTATTACTATTAATGTATCTTAAAGTAACTGCATCTCCACCTTCTTGTGGGTCAATCAGATTTGTAAGTCTTTTATACTGCCCGTCCCACACATTAGTGTTTGTAGGTGCAGTAGACATACCAGTATCAAACACTTTGTCTGCCGTTTCTTCTGCAAGGTGCAAGAGCTGAACTTCCTGTAATGAGAGGTCAGCAGAACGAAGAACAGACGCATCTTGCCATTCTACAAGAGGGTCTGTAGTAGTCTCTCTATAAATTTTAAGCAGCTTACCCGTTGCTACAGACACACCACTATTTAAGGTAAGCTCTTTATCAGTAATGGAATAATCTTTCCCCTGTTCAAGTTCTACAATTCCAGAACTCTCAATTATTTCAGCTTTTACAAAAGCCTTTCTAAGATAATCAAAGGGGAAAGAAAAGGTCTGTTGTGTTCCATTACCTTCATAAATAACAGACGCTTTTCTTTCTTTAGCCAAAGTATCTCTCCTTTATTATTTTACATTCATGATAGCAGAAAGAGGATTATTAGTAGAGATATTATCGTTGCTTCTGCCTTTCGCTCTATCATTCTGTTTCTTAAGCTCCTTTCTGGGTCTTGCTTCTGTAATGTCATTAATTTCAGAATTAAGAAGTGTCATGCCCCAGAAGCCATTAAACGGAAGTGTCTTCATAACCCCTGCAATGTCTTCTTTAGACAACCCCTCATCATTAAGAATATGAGATATAGACGTTACTCCTGCAAACATAGGGTCTAATCCAGAAGACATAGCTGGCATCTGCTTAATCATTCGCCCTGCAACATCAGAAGCACTTCCAATCCCTTTGTCATTCCTAGGATTATAACTATTATTTACTGTAGTTCTCATCATAGGAGTGCCAGTCAGAATTTCATAAATATCAGAACCAAAAGAAGGAAGGGAGCCAGTAATAGCACCTCTTGAGAAAGCCGCCCATGCTAATCTGCTCGCTGTGAAATTCCTATTAAGGTATTCCTGTCTACCTTTAGGGTCACTGGGATATTTAGCATATGCACGAAGATAGACAAGCCCCATGTAAGAAGCTAAGTTTGTCCCCATAGCATACATAGCAGCAAGAGCATCATCACACTGTCTTGAGGATAAAGCTCTTAATGTCTGGTCATTGATAGCTCTAAAGGAGAAGTCTTTAAACTGGAAAAGCAGTTTAGTAAACCAGTTCTTTTCTTTCAGCAATGGAGTATTACCAACAGACATCTGCTGAATACCTCTGTTACTATAGTTATCCATCAGATTTCTCCATTCAAAGTATGTCTGCGGATTTTCCTTTCTCCATTTATCAAGCATAGACACATCTGCTTTATCATTCCCAATGTATTTAATAATGTCTTTCTTAAGAGCATCTACATTCTTAACATTGGCAGCTTTTAAGAAGAAATCACTAAAAGGCTGTCTGCTAAATCCAAATTTCTCATTGTGTGCCCACTTAATGGAATCAATAATACCAGACACCCTTGTCTGTTTAATCATTGAATCTGTAAGTTTAGGAAGCTGATTCAATGTAGAAGTGACATTAGAAAAGATTTTCTCAAGACTATTCAATTTATCAAGTCTCTTAGCAATCACACTGGAATAACCCATAGCGTCTCTAAATGACCGAGATTCATAGCTTGCGTTTCTATCCCATACTCTAGCTTCTACTGCACTCCCCCAAGTATGTTCCTGCATCATCTTAGCAATGTCTTCTAGTTTCTTCTCCTCACCAGACATCATTGCTCTTCTGATATTTTTAAGAATTGGAATATTATCAAACAGAACTCTATTGCCACAATAAGCCATAGCAGAACCATATTCCCCTAACTGTGCAAGGAACATCTGTCCACCTACATCTGCATAAGATTTAGTTCTTAAAAGCTGTGATACTGCATCCATGAAAGTATGTGGTTCAGAATCCAAATTAGTAGACAAGATTCTGGAGAAGCCTTCAATAATAGCTTTCTTTTCTCTTTGAGCTGTTGTCTTAGAAATAAAGCCCTGTGACACTCCATGCTGTAGCTGTTGTTCAATCTTATCTAAGATACCATCTGCTCTCCAGTCACCCAGAGAATCATACATAGCTACTTCACCACAAACCCTGTCAATATAGGAAGACATGATTCTGTCTGTATTTTTGTCTCTTAAGAATTTGTCAAAACTAAAATCAATGGTGCTTCCATCTATTAAAGTTAAAGGCATTCTGGTGGTAGTATCCATAGGAAGTCTACGTCTCATGAAAGCAGGGATATTGTCTCCAGTATGGGTGCCAGTATGATTAAAGCAAGCCAAGGATTCACTCTGGTCTACTGTACCTAAAGCCCATTCTTTACAGCGTTTGTCTGCTTCTTCTTCAACCATATCGTCAGTAATTTCTTTAAGTTTAGGCTCTGGAGGAATATCTTCTTTATTCTTTCCTACGTTAGCTTCTTCCCATTTCTGGTGCTCTTTCTTAAAGTTTCTTTCTGCTTCAAGTTTCATCTGTTGCTTGACAATATCTTTCTTGACGGCTATATGAGCATATTCATCTAGCTTCTCAATCAGTTTGTCAGTATCATTCCCCATAGAATTAATCAGACGTGTAAGGGCTTCTCTGTCTACCTTTCTGGTAAACTCATTGTCCAAGACTTGATAATCCTTGTCCAGATAGCTCTTAAGTCCTTTTAATCCCCCATGAGCATAAGGGTCTTCTTTCATTATATCAATACAAGTTTGTCTCATTTTGAAGATTGTGTCAGCAGCTTTCTCTATAGCAGGGTCAAACTGCAATTCTTCTGGAGACAACCCTTTTGTATTTCCTGCATACTTAGCGTTATAGCATTTCTGTACTTCTGAATCAAAAAAGAACCTATGCTGTTCTTGAAAGTTATAATGCCTGTGAGAAGACATCCACTCATTTCTTGCATCAAGGTATTCATGCTGAAAAGGTCTCACTCTGTCTTGTAAATACCTTTTATTTCTTTCAGCAACAACAGGCATGGTGTCTCCTAAATCAGACTGTCTACCTCTAGTAGGAAGGAAGACACGATTAGTCATATCTCTTACTAATTTAAGTTTAGAGCTGCCAAGTACACCATAGACTGTCTGGAAAAGTGGACTAGCTTCCAAGAATCTCCCCATACTCTTAGGCATAAAGGAGGGTAAGGAAGACTGCATTTTCTTGTCTACTTCTTTTTGGTCAGACACCCACTTCTCTTCTGTAGCAAGGTTAGCAGGATTGTCTTTATCAAATTTAGTATCATACATATAGAGAGTTCCATCTTTAGAAACTCTAATAGGTGTGTCTCTATATTTCTGTTCCTTAGAGCTCCACTTAACCCATTTCATAAGGGTCTTGTCACTTACGTTAGTCCTATTTTCTCCTCTAAGAGCTTTGATATTTCCTCTAGTATATTTCAATACCTGCTGTACAAGAGGGTCACTGGTGTTCCATTTCTTGTCTTCCAGTAAATCATAGAGGTTCGTTCTTACTTCTTTATTTAATGGATGAGACAAAATACGATTATAGGCTTCTTCACCAATGACTTCTTTCATTCCTACACTTTGAGTATGAGCATCAAGAAGGGCTGTCTTCAACTGCTGTTTTGTCTTAATCCTGTCACCAATAACAACTGTCTGTCCAGTAGCAGGAATATTGAAAGCCTTAGTCCCTTTAGTAATAGGAATACCATGAGCATTAGCAAAGTCAATAGCCTGTCTTTCGGTTAAGACATACCTTGTCCGTTTAGCATCTAAGGCTTCTCTCTGCTGTAATGTGAGGTGTCTTACCTTTGCTTCCTTATCAGTAGGAACAGACAAGCCAAGGTCTTCCATCTCAAGTTTAGTCATGCCAACTTTGCGTCTGAATGCTTCATGATTGTCTACTTCTATCTTCGTAGTTGGAAGGTCAACACCCTCTACCTTTTTGTCTTTGATAGCAGGGACATCAATTTCTCTTGTTTTAGAAGACAAAGAATTTAATTCTCTTTTAATGTCCTGTTTAAGAGAGTTAGCAGGAACCAAGTCAAGGGCACCTGCTATTGTATTGTTCTCCATCTTGTCTAAAGCTACCATTGTTCTCTGTAGTGCCTTAGAGCGAGGAATAGCACCTTTAACCATTCTCATAGCATCAAAGGCATTACCAAGAATAGCTGCCTGTGTCATGTATTGGAGATAGTTAGCATCAAACCCACCAAAGTTACTAGCAAGGAATCTGTCTGTCCCCATCATAGCCACACCAGTAGCCGCATTAGCCGCCATCTGTGCCGCCTTGATTTTAGAGAAAGCAGACAACTTTTGTGCATTGGTCCCTAAGCGAGACAATACTTTACCAAAAGCTCTTGCAGTACCAACACCACTTAAAGCTACAGTCCCAAGATTAACAGGGTCTAACAAACCCCCAACAAGACTACCCAGAATCCCTGCAACATTCATACCATTCATCTGGGCATCTTGAGCAAGTCTCATTGTCCTGTCATAGTCCTGCTTCTTCATGGCAGCAAGCATAAACATATGGTCTTGAGACTTTGCACTAGTTAAGACAAAGTTCTGTGCATTAATATCATTAGGAAGTAACTTCTTAACATAATCTATGTCTTTATCAGTTGGAGAGTAAGGAGTGTTAAAGCCGGGGACAGTTAAGGAACCACGAACAGTTGGATTTACTTCTGACCAAAGATACCTAAGGGAAGAAGTAACCCCACTATCAAGAAGAGCATCTTGAGCAGATTCAATGAACCGAGTAAATGGGTCTCGTTCTGGGGGTGGTTCTGGTGTGTCAGACAACATTTCATGATTTACACGACTATGGAAATTACTGTCTACTGGAGCAGAACCAAGAATATCAATAGGGTTCTCCCCATTATCAGCTAAGATTTTCTCTAGTTGTGCCATTCCTGCATCTGCATACTCACCAACGGTCATATATCCATCAGTCCAGTCTTCATGCCCTATTGCCCCTTCTCCCCCTTGCCATGCTTCAAAGGCGTTACGGAATCCATAGTTATTAATCAGATAGGTAGCCATTTTTCTAGCCGCCTTGTCTTGTGCTTCTGGGGACCAATCATTAGGGTCATCTGCCCATTCATTGTATGTGCCTTGAAGGAATTGGTATCGCCCTCTTGCACCAATTTTATTTACAACTTCATAATCACCACCAGATTCATTTCCTGTAACTGCTTGAAGAAACGCATCAACAACGTCCATTAATTCTCACTCCCTTTCTATTTATAAATCATAGTTGTCAAGCAATGTACCAGTGTCTTTATCTTTGCTGTAGTCATTCGTATCCGCATAAGTGCTTGCGTCATAATTTTCGGCGTCTGTAGTATCATATCCTTTATCATTCACTACCTGTTTAGCTTTATAAGAATCCTGTTCTTCTTTAATTCTATTATCAATCTCCTCATTCGCTCTGGCAGTTACTTCTGCGGCTGTATAAGATTTAGTGTCTCCACTGGCTGTAGTGAACACAAAAGAATTTGTAGTATCATCATAATTAAAGGAAGACACATACCCTGTACTACTATCAGAGTTTTCTTCCCTTAATGCTCTCAATCCCCAACTGAATCCTTTAAGTTTCCATGTAGCATCTTCATTTACACCTAAAGTCACATCTTTAGGGAAGACAACCCCATTATAAGAGCAGACACCATCTTTAACTTTGTCTTCCGCAGCAGATATAGCCTGTTCACCAGACATACCCCCTGCAATCAAAATACTAGCAGTAGCATAAATATTGTCTTTAAGCCAGTCTACGTCCATGTAATTAATGCCAGACGCATAAGAGGAATCCCTATCATCATCAACGGCTTCAATATTCATGCCAAGATTCTTATAGTCCCCTGTAGCACCCCAATATTTCTTGTCTACCTCATCACCATGTTCAGACAGGTATAATGCAGTATTTCCATAATTCTTCATAGCTTCCTTCAATCCATCTGGATATTCAGTAGCAGAATCATGATAAATAGTATTATTGGCATTGTCGAACAAAGTAGCAATCCCAGAGATTTTACCAAACAATTCATTACCTAAGACAAGCCGTGCCATACCTCTATTAGCTCTGTACATATCAAGAGCCAACTGTACATTTCTTACATTATTATTACTATAGTCAAGGTTATCCCAATCAATAGCTTTAGACTGTAAGAGAGTGCTATTTAAAGACTGTCTATAACTCTCTCTGAATTTGTGCATCTGTGGAATAGAAAACAAAGACATCTGCTGATTGACTGCATCTTCCAAGGTAATCTGTCCCTTGTCTACCTTCTGTACGATGTCAGACATGAACTGACCACCAAGAGCATTGTAGTCATCATCTGTAGCATTTCTCTGTTTAACATTCCCCTTACTATCCATATAAGTAACTTTAAATCCAGAAGTGATAGGAGAACCAGTAACACCAGAATAGGATTTCCCTGCTACTGCATCTGCTAACCATCTCATACCATTGGCATTAGACACACTATCCATAGTTCCAGAGATAGCAGAACCTGTAGCTCCCGTTCTACCACTAGCCATTCTTCGTTGTTCTCTTTCAATCTCATCTTTCTTAGCCTGTCTCATACTATTAAGATTATAAGAATTGGCAAGGGAAGTATACATATGAGGATTGTTTGTCTTTACATCTTCAAGGACACTATCAAATTCCTCAAGAGACTTTGCATTGGAAAGTTTGTCTATCATATCAGAAGCATCTTTCTCTCTTAATGCCAAGTCCATCTTAAGAGCAGCCCCATGATAAGTTTCATAAGGAAGAAGGTCTTTCAGTTTCCATGACTTCTGGTCTCCATCAACATAGACTTCTGTATCAAACATCTTCTCTAAATCTGCACTGCCGTGATTAGACACAACTTCATCTGCAAACTTAGCCAAGATAGGAACCATCTTTCTAATCTGCATACCAGAAGCAAGAGCGGACATACAAGCCTCTTTTAAGGCATTCTGGAAATCCTCTACCGTATGACTAGACAAATACTCTGGACTAGAGAGAGCAGAAAGATTAGCGGTAAAACCTGCACTTCTTAAAGCATCTCTGTTGTTTGCCGCTTCTTCTCTCTGTGCATTAACTACATTCTGTGCATATGTCGGGTAGTTCTCATAGAAACCATCATTAAAGAAGTTGTCTGTAGGAGAACCTTTAAAGCCAGATACAGGCTTCAATACACCTAATTCAGAAGCAGAGTTAGGAGCAGTAGTCCCATCAACACTAGCATCTTCTGTAGCTTTCTGATTCATAGGAGCATAGTTGTATTCTTTAATATGTTCCTGTACATAGTTCTGCCAACGCTTTGCTTCTTCGTCAGCAGTAAGACACACCCCTTCTTTAGACACTACATCATCTTGATACCTGTTATGAATGTCTCTAAGAGCGTTCTGTCCTCTATATCTATCAAGTTCTGCAATAGCGTAAGGATTGTCTACATACTTTTCAAGTCCTGCATTAGCTAACATCTGCTGTGAACTAGCTACAATCTTGTCTGCATTTTTAGGGTCACGTTCTGCCATTTCAGCATACCATTTGCCATATTTCATCCATCTTTCTTCTGCTGGCATTGCGGCTCTACCTAATGTATCAGAAGCAATCCCTAAAGCTCTAGCTAATCTTCCTGCTTTAGTTTCATCAGCACTAAGAGATGTTTTACCAGAGGGGACGATTAACTGTTTCTGGTAGACATCTTTAGGCTGTGGGGCAAACTGTCTTTCTGTCCCTAACGCATTCGCTGTCTTTGTTGCCAATTAAAGTTTCCCCCCTGTATCTCTCTTTAACTTAATATCCTGTGCTGTCTGGTATGCAGAGAAAGCTGTAGAACCAAGCTCAAGCATGTCTGCCCACCTATTGGGTTTAGCAGATTTCGCCAGAGCACTATTAGTCCTAGCTGTACTCTTTGTTACTGCATACTTATTAAGGTCAATTTCATTACTCTTTCGTTTATAGTTATCTTGAATTGATGCAATGTTTCTAGCAGTATCGGCATAAGAGCTTCTAGTTATCTGGTCAGCAGTTCTACCCCCTCCAACAAAGTCTTCTGCTACTGCCACTTCTACCTGTGAATTAAGCTGTAAGGCATTCTGCTGTGTCTTCATGATAGAATTAACTGCTTCATCATATGCATCTTGTCTTTCCTGTTCATAGTTCATCAAGCTATTATTCATCTCAAAGATGTTGTCTGTAGCTTGAGATTGAGCCTGTTGTGCCATAGCTTTATTTCTCTGGTATATCTGCATACCCTTCATTGCTACCTGTCCAACAAGCATTGTAGTAGCTGCTGCCCAACACATTACTAAAGAATCACCACCTACTTTAATTCAAAAATTGCAAACTCTTCTGTCAATGGTGTCCATTTAGCTCCTAACCATGTCAGATATTCAACATGAGACAAATTTCCTAACCAGACAACATTAGACAAGCAGCCATATGCTTTAATCAGTTTGTCTTTAAACCTCTGAGAGAATAAGAGGAAACTAAGTTTATGCTTTTCATAATCTTTAGTAAAACACAACCAGATAATACCTTTCTGTTTGTCATAAGATTTACAAATACCACCAATCCCAATGGTTTCCCCGTTATGCATAATCTTATAAATAGGGTGATTGTAGTGCATAATTAAATCAAAAACACACCCATCAAAAGTGTGTTTGTCTCCTACTTTAACAATCTCCCTTTTGTCCTCTTCTCTTAAAGCTCGACAAATCCCCCAAATCTCACTTGTACCAATGGTTTTAATTGTCCAACCATTCTTATGATTACACTCTAGTAGCTCGTTTATAATAAACACCTTCCCAACCTGCACCAATCAAAGCTATAGGCATAGGAAGTTCTGTTTCCACACTAATAGAGCAATTCTTAGATAAAGACTGAACAGGGAATTTAAACTGTCCTGTCTCTAATGCTGTCAATCCAATCTTATTCCTACCACTTCCTAATAGCCTTGCTGTCATTTCATACTCATATGTATTCTTATCAAAACACTCCACAATAGCCTTTATGTATCCAGAGTTTTCATAGTTTACCCAGAAATTCCTTAACTGTAAACGTCCCTCTGTATAAGCTGTACTACCACCATTATCATCAGTCTTACGAATCATGACTTCTGAAAACTTAGCTTTAAATTTATAAAGTTCTCCTTCTACAAGTCTCTGTCCTACAAAGTTACCCTGTAAGAAGACATACCGCCCATCTTTCATTTCAGAGACTTTCCACTTTCTAAAGAAACCCTTAGCATCTACAATACCATATGTGGCTATAGAAGAAAGTGTGTCTCCATATACGGCTTTCATATCAATCTTAGTTGTACCATTTACATCATCATAGTCTTCACTCTTACAAGCAGGGAGGACAACCTTTCTATCCATGAAGACACGATAAGGTTCATATCCTTCATAGTCCTCTGTATTGTAAGTAAAGGAGATGGATTCAAGAGTGATTGTCTTCCCTCTTGCAATGATTAAGTACAAATCAGAATTAATAAATCCACCACCAAGGATACGGGCATCATTAAATTCCCAATAAGACCAAGAAGACTGTAATCTGCTATTGTCTACAAACAAGTATTTGTAGATGTAAAGTCTATGTTCGTTCCCCTTTGTAAAGAAAGCTAAGACATTTTCAGTATTGGAAGAAATGATTTTATAGACACCATTAGGAATGAAAGATGGAACATGAGACGTTACGTCCTGTGCATCTTTCAAATTAGTTGTGTCTTCTACAGTAAAGTACTCTTTGATTGTAGTAAATTTAGAGCGTTCTGTAGGGAAATAAACTCTTCTTCCTGCCCCAACTGGACGAACATAAGGATTGCAAGTGAACTCTGTTACTTCTGATACAGAGCAGTTCTTAGGAGACAAGACACCCTCTGCTCTTAAGACAAACTGTGTGTCATTGGAAAACAGGAGTAATTCTTCATCAAAAGGTACAGCATGATAGAGAATAGACACTGTATTATGAGATACTGCAACATCAATAGGGTCTGTATCCTGTACATCAACAACTGAATCAAACCAGAAATTAAAGAAAGAAGCACTCCTAGACAGAATGACATTTTCACCAGAAATCAAACCAAGTCTATTTCTGTAGAAGAAGATATCATTCAACGTACTACCAATGAAAGAAGGTTCTGGGTTAGAATCTGTATCACCTGCATCTCTTACACCCCAATCAATAGGCTTAAGAGTGAATGTCATGTTTGCATTTCTAATAAGAGCCTGTGGCATTGTAGCAGGGTCAATAGTTGTAGGTGTCTCTGGTCTAGCACATTCTTCCCATAACTGTGTGTATGCATCATAGCGAACATAGTAATCATCAGCTACATTAGTGGCACCTTTTACCTGTACTGTAAATTCATCTGGGGCTGAATGTGGAAGGTTATTGAAATTCTGTACTGCCTTATAAATCGCAAACATAGCCATTCCATTATAGCCATCACGGATTTCAACCCTGTTGATAGACACACCTGCTTTAGTGCAATAGAGCCAACTATCCCCGTTCTCTACTGTCCAACCTTTTCCCTTAGCAGCATTAGCAAGTTGGGTCGCAATGTAGTTTACGTCAATCTTAGTAGAATCAGAAGCATTAGAACCATCTGGAGTAGTAAAAGAAGCTATTGTCTCTCCATTAATAATGCACGAATATGTTCTACCATACTGTCCACTCTTAACATTAAAGAGAGCTCCCTGCTTCCCACTCCATCTTCCACTATCCCATTTAGCACCTGTCATTGCTACTTTCTTTGTAGTATTTACTATGAATGTGTAGTCAGCAATAGTAATTACCTTTAACTGCTTTCTGGGATTGACACCTGTAATGTAAGGAGCGGATTTAGAATCAATAGTTACTGTGTACTCTTTTCCTGTCTCATCATAAATCTTTACTCCACCATTACCATCAAAAATCATGATGTATTTTTCATTCTCATCTCTCTTGACTACATGGACAAGAGGAGAGAAATCAGAAGAAGGAGCAGTGAATAAATTCTTTACATGAAGAGTAGGAGGTCTTTTCTGTAAACCACCTACTTCTGTACTGTAACCATTAACCTGTTCTTCAAGCTGTTCTGGTAATCTAAGAATAGCAGGCTGTTGGCTGATACCAGAGACAATGTTTTTAATTGTCTGACTGTATAAGTTATTAGCCATATTAATTACCTCTATCAGTGATTTCAGACACACCTGTTACATCAAACATATTGAAGTTATTAGAATCAAGTTCATACTCCATCAGAGCTGCCCATGCTTCTCTTTCATCTTCCAATAGCTCTTCACCTAAAGAACTATCACCTAAATACCTTGTCTGAAAAGCTCTTGCCGCCTTAGCCGCTACATAATTTCTCATAGGGTCTGGCATATCTGCAAAGTCTACCAAGAAGATAATGTTTACTGTAATGCTGTTTTCAAAATTGCTTGTCTGATTATCAAAATCAAAGACATATTCTCCCTTCTTTGTATAGTGTGTGTTGTCTGTACCTACAATATACAAGATATTAGAGAGCCACTTAATCTTGTGTGTCTTCACATCTGGATTCAGTGTGTAAGCACTAATCTTATTGAATGTCCACCCTTTACTCTGAATCTGTCTATTTACATTTCTAAGAATCCTAAGAGCATTAATCACATCAACATTCTGTGGATTCTCAATAGTATTCACTGGAGCTTCACCAATACTGGCTAGAATCTCATTAACTGCTTCCAGTTCTGTTAATGGTGTAATAGTCATTTTATATCTCCATTTATTAAAATTTGATTAGTTTAGAGAATTAAACAGGGGAGACAGAGGATTTCCCCTCTATCCCCCATGGTGGTTATAAGACACATTTATTTTTACGGAAGGAGGCTGTGTCTTATAACCTGTATAGAAAGGAAGGAAGATATGGGGAGCATTGGAATCAAACCAATTAACGGACAATGTTAGCAAATCTGCACTCCCCAAGAAAGAGAACCCAATTAAGGATTCTCTTTATTGCCTGTCAATTAAACAGACGCTTCGATGGTGCCCATGAATGCTGCTTCTGGACGCAGACCACCATGTCCCATAGCATAAGAAGCTACAAGCATGTCAGACTGGTATTCAGCTCGCCGTGCACGTTCAAGAGCAAGGTCTTTCAGCTTCACGGTGCCAACAGCAGTACGATGCATTGCGATGAAGACAGTCTTGTCTTTGTATTCAGCAGGGAATACATGCCCATCGCCCTGAATAACGCCTTCATTCTTTTCTGCACCACCCATGGTAAGATGTGGAGTTTCAATGATGTCGAAACCTGCAACACGAAGAACATTGCCTTCGGTGATAGTAGCGACTGCACCATAATCATGATTAATAGCGACAAGAGATGCTACAAGAGCATTCACACCAGTCGGGGTCATGAATACATAACGGTCATTAGCAGGGACATAGTTGTTGGACATTTTAGTCTTTACGTCAAGAAGCATCTTAACAAGTTCAAGTCCCATGTTCTGGGTAACGCCGATGTCTTCTGCTTTAATCGTGTGGGCAAGAACTTCACCTTTACCAAGACCAGTGATATTTTCTTTACCTGCCACTACCATCTTAGCGGCTTCTGCAAGTACTGCCCCATCTGCCGCCTGTGCAAGAGCTTCGCCCATCTGACGGGAATATTCACCACGAATATCAAAATGGGTAAGAGCTTCATCAAGGTCAGCAATCATCTGGGAAGTAGTCAGAAGACCATCAATCTGGATAATCTTTTCAGCACCCGGAATATTTTTGCGGAGGTCATCAAGAGATTTACCCGGCTTAAGGTATGCAGCAGTAGCACGTCCAAATACGGGGAACTGTGCGGATTTACCGTTTGCAATAGACCGTACAATGTGTCGACCATTAGTTACGGAGGCACGTTCAAATGCAGTAATAGTTTCACCTGCAAATACTTTAAGATAACGGGCAAGGGAATCAACTCCACCTTCATTAAGCCCAGGCTGTGCAATAGTTACATCTGCCAATTAATAATTTCTCCTTTACTTTTAACTATTTAAATATTTGAATGTATATGACAAAATAAAAAGACACACTTCTTCTCAAAGCATGTCTGATAGGCAATTTGCGGCGTTTAAACTATATGAAAGATTTATGCCTATACTTTCTTCTTAAACTGTGACAATAAGAATGAGTGTGTCTATTTATTCTGCATAACCTAAATTAACCAATAAAAGGACTATTCATTGTCTTTCTCTGTACTTCTTCGGTATAAGCGCTGTCTACACCATAGCGTTTATCAGACATAGCTTTTACCATTTCAGCACGAGAAGAATAACCAACGTTGTTACGAGACACATTAGCGTTAGAACTACCCAGAATGGAACGTCCTGTCTTTCCTTTCTGTGCATACATTCTAGCTCTAAATCCGTCCAATGCGAGTTTGATATTATTAATATCACCTGCTTCAATCAAATCATTGAATCTTTCAGCGGAACCGTCTCCCTGCTGCTGAATGAACTTAGCAAGTTTAAGATATTCCTGCTGTCCACCAACATAGTCCATGACATCATTAGCGAACTTTTCAGCAGTGGCTTCAAGACCTTTAATATAGGCATCAACTACACTCTGGGGGTATCCTGCCTTCTGGAGCTTTTCATAACTCTCCTTAGACAGTTCTCCCTTATCCATGTATTCATCTGCCATAGCATCAAAGTCTACACCCTTAGAAGCTAAATCGTCCTGTAAGTCTTTGTCAGCTTTTGCCGCTTCGGAATATTCAGTAGCCCTAGATTCTGGTGTGTCTTCCTTATCACCAGAATCATCTTTGGTAGAATCCTTCTGTTCCTCTGGTGCCTTTTCCTCTTCGCTATCTTTATCCTGTGTCTCTTCTGGTGCATCTTCTTTTACTTCATCTTCTTTCAAAGAAACAGTTTCAGTAGCAGTAGATTTAATTTCTACATCTCTACCTTTGAGGGCATCTTCTGCACTCCCTGTAACTGCACCTGCACCATAGAGAGAATCCCCACCATTATTAACTTCTACACTGTTATTGTCTTCTGTATTCATTTATCACATACCCCCATTATCAATCATTCCTTTAGCGACCTGTGGTGCCACTCTTTCTGCTACATTAGACATCATCTGCTGTTGCTGTTCCTGCTGTAACTGTTCATCTGTCTTAATCAGCTCTTCTGTATCAATGCCCAATGCTGTAGCTTCCATAATCATAATCTTCTGCCAATTCAAGTACGTCTGTGCCGCAGGATTAGAAGCCTGTAATTCCAAGAACTGTGCAAGTTTATTCAAGTCATGCCCTCTGCCTAATGCTTCTACACCTGTTACTACTTCCAAATCCACCAAATCAGAAGGAAGGTCTGGAATCTCACCACTGGATTCAAGCTGTGCCATAAGTCTCTTAACTAATGGTAACTGTAACTCCTGTGCTAAAATGGAATAAATTCCACCAAGTGTGTCTTCCAGTTCCCCTGCCACATATCGAATTTCTTCTGCTGTGACACGCTCTCCATTTCTCTGTACTGCACTATTAAGCAAGAATGCATAAGACAAACGGGTTTCAATGTTACTTGCTGTCTGTTGTGCGACGGACAAGTCATTATACTTATCAAGCTGTAAAACTGTAATGTCTTCTTTGCGTCCTGCAATAAAAGAACCTGTCTCTGCCTTAGCTAATCTGTTTACTCTAGTAATGCCATTAGGATTGACAAGGAAATAAACAGACGCACAAATAGCAGAAAGATTTACAATAGCTTTACTAAGATTTTCAAGAGAGCGTAAATCCCCTAAGTACTCTTCAACAAAGGAACGACCATAGGATTCACCGTCCATCTTAATCATGCGGAGTGGAATCCATGGAGCACTGTCTTTTGGAAATGCCTGTTCTGTCCCTTCAATAACTTCCCCATCAACCTCTTGATAGGAGACATACTGTCCATTCACTAACTGTACATCAGTGTAGATTTCAATTTCATCATCAGCTTTATGTTCTGTGGAAGAATCACTTGCTGTAGAAATCATATTCTGTACATCTTCTGGAAGGGAAGCCCATGCCACTTTGTCTAGGGTAATTAATCTAATCCATGTACCAAGAGCATCACGTTTAACAACATAGCCATTGAGACGATACATCTTGATACCACCTTCATCTGGTGGTAAGTAAAGACAAGCATTGCCAGCTATAATTATCTGCTTAAGAGCTTCTGTAACTGTTACTCGAATCTGGTGTGTCTCTACATATTTCATGATGATGTTTTCAATTCGCATCAACTGCTGCTGTACTTCTGTGATTACTTCTTGATTGTTCTGCTCTAAGTCCTGCTTAACATCTTGAGAAGGATTCAAAGTGAAGAAAGGACTATTAGGGGGCATAAGAGCCAGTGCGAGTTTAGACGTTAAATTATTAACTGCCCGTGCTCCAAAGCTCTGATAAGGTGTACTGAATGAGGTAGAAGCATTGGCACCATTTTCTGGAAAGGCAGAAGGAATAGTATATTTAGCACAATCTTCCGCACGAGTAATGTACATATTTCTGTCAGAACTCATGCGTTCATATGCACTCTTAGCTGTCTCTTCCCTGTTCTGGGTAATGTCTGATATTACATTACCTTTTGTTGCCATGTGTTATCTCCTTTCATCAAAGATTCAAGCCAGTACCAGTGGCACCGCCTGTACCTCCACTACCCCCAGTATCAATAAGCAACGCCCTCTTACCTGCGTTTGCTTTACGTTTCTTCTTAATCAAGTCCTGTTCTTCCTGTCCCTGTGTAGGCTCTGGAGCGGCAACAGCAGGAGCGGCTACCTGTAGTGTCTGCTGTGCCCCAGAATCATAAGATACACCCCCACCTTCGAGACCAAGAATGGAAGCAACAGGCTTAGTAACTGCCTTAACTACACTCTTAAATGGCTTTGTGATTGCATGAGTAACTTTATGAAATACTTTACTTAACCAACTCATATTATTAAAATCTCCTTAGAATGTATAATTTACTCCACTATTCTTTGTTTTCTTCAAGGTGTCAGACAAACTCTCATCCTTCTTAATCGTGAGAGCAGACACACCTTTCTTTTTAGATGCAATATCCCAACTCTTGTCTCCACCAATAACGGCAGAACTAGGTGCCTGTGCAGTTGATGTTGCGGAGTTAGCTGTCAACTGACTAGCACTAAAAGTAGGAATCTTAATCTTAGCCTGTTTTCCCCAACACATTTACTCTCCTACATTCTGCTTCTGACACCACTGTAGGAAAGACAAAACGTCTTGAATACCTTTAATGTATCCAAGACGCATTGATTCACTTCCTACTTCTTTATTTAATATATCAGAGAGATTGAATACCCTAGAAAGGTAGTCTGTCAACTCATATGATACAAAGGGAATCTTCTCATCAGATTCTAATAATTCTTTATCAATAGTAATCAATGTGTACTCCTTTCTATGTCTTAAAGTATTCTATCTCTTCTAATACTGTGACAATAAGCGTTTTGTATAATAGTGTGACAATTAAGGTTTCCAGAGTTTGATTTTTCCTGTCTTACTATCATAATCTTTGTCTCTAAGGATATAAGCTACTCTCGCCTGTTGTAGTGCATAATCTTCTGAAAAGCCTTTCTTCTTAAATGCATCAACCACTGTTTTCCAAGACACACCTTTAGTAGCAAACAACTTTTCTGCTGTCTTAATTCCTATACCGGGGCAGCCTGTATAATTATCGGCTGTGTCTCCAATAAGGGTCTGTACATAATGAAAATAGTCTGCTTCACCTTCTGAAATAGTAAACAGTTCTCTTTTTTGAAAGTTATAGAAGGTACTGGGAATACTCTTGAAATCTTTGTCAGCAGAGATAATAACAGTATTTCCTTTATACCTTGTTGCTAAGATACCGCATAAATCATCAGCTTCAAGATGTGGTCTCTGTAAGCTGTAATACTGTCTTCGAGCCCATTCTTTGACTGCCTTATAACAGACAGGCTTTCTCTTTCCTAATCTGTTCTGTTTATAGACTGGGAGAATATGTTTTCTAAAGTTTCCTTCATCACAAGTGAAACAAAGAATAATATCATATTCCCCTTCAAAGTTTAGTTTGTCTAAGACAGCAGCAGTAATGTCATGGATTCTAGCGTCAACTTCTGCTTTAGCATCTGCCGCATCTGCCCACAATGTCCATAAATCATCTTCCCAATTAACTTCATACTCTACAGCCAGACATGACTGAAAGACAATCATGTCTCCATCAAAGACAAGATGTAACTTCTTATTTGCCATGCATAAGAACCTCTTGAATTTCTTTGCTTATCTTCCTAATATCAATTTCAATATTCTGTCTTTCTCTAATGAGAGCAATCATTCTACAAAGAGCATTGCAGATACCCTGTGTCTCTTCTTCTGTTTCTGCTTCGAGAAAGAGGCATTCAATATTCATATCAATACCTGACAAATCCTCTTCAATACGCTCTCTTTTCGCTTTAATTTCCCATTCCTCGTTAGTCATAGGCAATCTCTCCTTTCTTCTTAAAGTGTGACAATTAATGACAATCAAACCAGTTCTTACCAATGATACCTTCTGTATCTAACTGTGTCCTAAAATGATAATGTGCCTGTGTGTCTCTCATAGCTTTCTGGGCTTCATCTACAACAATCTCTGCAATCTCTTTTGTCCGACAAGCTATCTGCTGTTCATCGTGTACCCATGCCATAAGAGCAAAGTCACCGTTCCAACCATGCTTTAATCCTCTAGCAAGAAGTCTTTCTTCTGTTCTGACAATCCAGTATTTACAGACAAGAGCCCCTGCTGATTGAAGCAAAAGGTTCAGAGCAGAATGAATACTACGAACATGTAGGTGTCTCCCATCTAACCCCTTTAACCAATGTCTCTTCCATTTAACAATCTGTCCGTGATACTCTTCAACCAAGACACCCTTTACAGCATTTCTTAAACCAGTAATAGCAGGAACCTTTTTCAAGAATCTTCTCTTTACTGCCTTACCTTCTGCATCTGTACCACCAATAATCTTTCCCATTTTGTTGTCTCCTGCTCCATATAAAAATGCGTATATGTTTTTGTGTTCCCCTGTAGTCGCTAGTTACAGAGCGTCTTTCGACAGCTATATGTCACCATATAGAACAGACTATCTCTTTACAGAATTCTCTGTATCCACCGCTTCCACCTGCTTAGGTGTACTTCCTTTCGGAATAGTCGTTACACGTTCCATCCAATCACCTCCTTTGAGTTGGATGGCTTCGCACGGTATTGTCTTACATAGTAAGAGGTTCACCGTTTTCAATGGATTTATAGACGCCCATATTGTTAAACGTCTTCGCCTTGTCTCTAGTTGGAAGTCCCGCTGCTTTCTGATTCAAAGTATGAATATCACCATTTACAACTACATCTGCGTAGTGTCCATTATCAAAAGGATAAAGGAAATGGGCAAGACATCTAAGCTCCAGTCCACAAGCATCTATGCCTGCTTGATACCAACCATCTGGGACACCAAACAAACTACGACATTCCTTACCATATGGAGAGGAGTTATGTGGAACCTGTGTCACGTTAGGATTAGCATGAGTAGCCCTCCCAGAGACAGCACCACAAGGATTAACTGTTCCATGAATCTTCCCATCTGGTTTAACCAAAGACAACCAAGCCTGTTTTCCATCTGCTAACTGTCCTAATCTTTTCTCTACCATAAGATATTCTTCAATGATAGGAGACAGCTTTCTTACTTCCTCTGGTGCATTTTCATCATTAGCCATATAGTGGAAAGTCTCTTCATTCATCTTCAATCTTCCATCTTCAAACAGGTCTTCATTGTCGGGGGTGTAACCATAGTATTCAGTGATTATCCATGTAATCTGCTGTCTACTGTTAGGATTGAAGTCTTTATATCTCTGTACAGGAACCCCTACTTTATACCCTAATCTTTTGTTGTCTCTCTTAGGGATGAACACTTTGTCTGGAATCCGTGGTGCCTTAGCAGTAATCTGTGCGTCTAAGATAGCCGCTCTTTCCCTAAGAACCTTCTCAAGTTCTTTAGCTTTCTTTACATCAAAAGGAAAACCATTAGCTTCCTGTTTTACCATTAGCCACTGTGCCTTATGTTCCAGTTCAAGTGCAGCAGGAGTACAGACATGATGTTTTACCCTGTCAATCAAGAGGTCATACAACTTCTGTGTTACTCTTACGTCCTGCTGATTGTACTCAAGCATTTCTTCATTGAAAGTCTTCCATGCATCTTCATGTTCTTCTGCATAGGTGCCTTTCAATTCTCCCAGTCTATAACCCCATGCTTTAAGAGACTGGGAACCAATCAGCTTACCAAGAATCTTTCCTTTTTTGTACAAACCATAATCAATGTCTTTGATATTACTGTAAATCAAGCGAGCCATAACCAGTGTGTCTTCCACATAATCCCTCTGTTTTCTGGATACATGAAAGAGTTTTGGATAAAGTTTCTCAAGACAAGGAATATCATATCCAATAATATTGTGTCCACAAATATGCTCCCCAGAATCAAGTGCCTTCTGGAGCATAGACACACCTTTCTCAATAGTATCTGGGGTGAAGACATGCATATTCACTCCATCAAAAATACTCATACAATGAACCTTAGAAACTGTGTCTAACAGTCCATCTGATTCAATATCAAAAGTCAACATCTTCATCTTCACTCCCTTCCTCTACTACACCAATCTCTTCTAAGAAATCTTTAATCTTCTTTATTTCTTTGAGACAATCATGCTCTTTATCATAGTAAAGATAGCCACCAATTCCTGTCTCGCCAGTCCACCTGCATTTCAAGACACGCACTCTTACAATGTTCTTCTTATCTCCCTCTGCCTGTTGATTTCTTTCAAGACCTAACACTGTGTCTGCTAACTGTCCAATAGCACCAGAGCCACGAAGTTGGGATAGAGAAACTGTTCCACCTTCTTCAAAAGATACACTTCCCATAGCATTGTTCCTTCTAAGGTGACTAATAATAATCAGTCCAACCCCAGTTTCTTCTGCTAATGAACGGAGCTGTGTCATGAGAACATCAATCATCTTTCTTTCATTATCCCCTTCCAATCCAGAGATAGCGATTGAGATATGGTCAAGAATAATGAAATCACACTCTTCACTGACTGCCATGTAACGAATTTTATCCATAAGGTTATCTCCATCAAGAGAACCAAAATGTTCATACATTACATAGTTTCCTGTTCCAAGAGTTTCATCAAAGGCTTTCTTATATTCATCATCTGAAATGAGGTGTCTATTAAGATACAGTCTTTTCCCTACATGAACAGACATCAACCCTGTAGCAGTACGTTTGACGTTTTCCTCTAACATCAACATTCCAATTTTCAAGTGCTGTCTAACACCCAAGTTATAGGCTATCTGTCTTACAAAAGTTGTCTTGCCAACCCCCGTACCTGCTGTTAAGACACACATTTCCCCTTTACGCAGCCCAAGAATCATCTTGTTTAATGGGAGTTCTTTCCATGGTAAATCATATCCTTCATTCACTTCTTCTTTGGATACTTCTTCCCATAGGTCTTTACCATTAACAATTCCATCTGGGGTGTATTCCTTTGCATTCCAGATAGCATCAATCACACTCTCTGGGTGTCCATTCAATAGACATTCGTTCGGGTCTTTATATGGGAGAGTTCCAATGTAGAGCTTACCAGGCTTTAATATTCCTTCAATATCTTTAATACCTTTTCGTCCTGCTTCGTCCATGTCGAAAAAGACAACAACTTTCTCAAAGCTATTAAGCCATTCTGCCTGTGCCTTGAATACCTTCTTAGCACTCCCTACACCAGATGGAATAGACACAACTGGATATTTGTTTCCATTAATCTGTGAAACTGTAAGACAATCAATTTCCCCTTCTGTCACTATGAGCATCTTCTTATGCCCATTCGCCCAAAGATTCTGTCCAAAGAACCTGTCAGAAAATCTGGCTCCTCTTGTCTCAAACCGTTTGTCTTTGAAGCGAACCTTCTGCCCAATCAGTTTGTTGTTATCGTCATAGTAACAAGCTACCTGTGCTGTCTCACCATTAATCTCTGTCTTAAAATATCCAAACTTTAGACACGTCTCCTGCTTTATCTCTCTCGCTCTTAATGTATCTGAATACATATCAGAGACAGGAATGCAGGTATTATGCCTATATTCTGTTGTCTCCATATCCTCTCCACTTCCCTTGTGATAAGCGTTACATGAGAAGCAGTAAGTATGCCCATCAGAATAAAGACACAATGCATCATGCGAACCACAATCCGCACATGGTAGATGTTCCTTTACTACTACACTTTCTTGCATAGACATACTTACCTCTCCTTTACTCTCTCACACTCTTTTGCACCTCTGCTCCTTTGTATTTCTTTTTCAGAGTGTCAACCAATTCTGTTACTGCATCAACCTGCCAATCTGTCTCTTTCCCATGCAGAGTATCGACAAAAATAATGATTGCATCTTCTCTAATGTTGAAGCTGCCAATAGCATCAATGTCTCTTCCTACTTCGACATTCCCGTCTCGATGAACCAAGAAATGAAAGTCTACATCAAAATCCCCCTTCTGTCTTGCTTCACGGAACAGGGTCTTAAAACTCTTATCCTTAAGGTCAATATCAATGATAAGGATATAGTTCGTGCTTGCCCTGTCCAAAAATTTAACTCTAGGTATTCTTCTCACCCCTTTTGTAAATATCTTTTGTGGGGAGTGGCTTCTTCTTTTCTTTCAACCACTCCAATGGAATATAGTGGTCAGCATACATGAACCCATGTTTCTCACACCAAATCCCATATGTTGTCTTTGAAATCTTAGAAATCTTTGTTCGAGATGGATAACGGGCAGTACCATCAAAGACAAACCTAATATCAAGGTCTGGGTGCTGATTCTTAATGGCAATGTGTTTTGCTCTATCTTTAGAATCAAATCTTCCTTTAACTTCAATGATAATTCCATTCTCCAAAACAAAATCTGGAGTGTAATGATGAATAGGGGAAGGCAAGGTATAGTCTACCCTGTGCTTCTCATATTCATATTTCACTCTTGCATTTTCTAATTCTTCTTTAATCTTCTCTTCGCTTCCCGAACGGAAAGTAGTATTAGCCTTTCTACTCCAACCCCCATGGCGGCTGAAATAGGGCATTAATTAAAATTCATCTCCTTCATCAAACGGTACTTCATCACCATCATGCAGAGATTCATCTTTGTCTTCTACATCAGCATCATAGTCTGGGTCAACTGTAGAATCATAACCTTCTTCATCAGTAGAGAAGCCAAGAGAAGCTGCATCATTATCACCATAAGGGACGTACTTAAGAACCTGCACACCACGCAGATAGAGAGACATACCATTAACCATGTTAGACATCCAGTATGGAGACATGGAATAGGAGACACGAATAATAGAACCATTACCAAGATTGTTCGCTTTAATCGGGTGTCCCTTAGCATCTACTACAGGAATAGTCCTCTTTACTGTGTCACCTGCTTTAGTCTTGTAAGTGCGTTTGCATTTAAATTTGAAAGTAACAGTGCCATCAGACAGAGTATGCATACCAATAGTTGGCTCTTTGCTCCATTTCTTCCCCGGCTTAAGTTCAAAGTCAGATTTAGCCTTTTCAAATTCATCAAGAATCTTGTTCTTAAATGCATCTGCGTCTTTCTGGTTATCAAAAGCAATCTGAATGGAATAACCAAGTTCTTTGCCTTCATACATTTCTGGTTTACGAAGATAAGCGTAGTATGCTTTTCCTTTTGGGGTAACACCATTGATATAGTTTTTGTTTGCCATTATTCTAATTCTCCTTTAATCTTTTCTCTTTTCACTAAATACCCTGTTGCAATTTCTTCTCCTTGATACAGGTATCTAAGGTTTGGTGTAATGTTTACTACGTGTAATTTAATGTAACTGTGTTCTGCATAAAAGGTTTCTGTCTGTGCAATCAGCCCCTTCTTAAACAACATGTCTGTATTTGGTGTAACAACTAATGTGTACCCTTTAGGAATTGTTACTTTGCCCAGAGGGATAATGTCACAATCATCAACTGTCATGGTAAGCAAAGAACAAAAGTGGACAATATTTCTATCGTCCACCCATGCCCTCTGTTCACATTCCTCACCAAAGACAATCTTCTGACTGCGAGACACCCTTGTCTGTGTCCCTGCCAAATTGAATCACTCCTTTCTTGTTCTTCTTAAAGTGTGACAATTAAATTTCAACCAGTTTGTATCTCTTGCCTGTAGTCTTATCAACGAAAGTCAAACCTTCAATCTTTTTATGAGAGGCATCAATAGCCTTTGTTACTACCTCTTTCTTTCTTTCTGCTTCTTCAAGACGAGCAAGGAATAAAGTATGATAAGAACGTACCAAATGTACACACTCAAGTGGTACAAAAAGACAACTATTTTTAACATACTCATAATCCTTTTCTTTAACTGGATAAACGGTCAGACCACTATGCAGATGTGTTTTATTAGTAGTGTCAAAATATTTCACAAGCACTGTCTTAGTAGAGGGGGAATAACCAAGACACACTCCATATCCGTTATATGTCTTAACTACATCTCCTGCTCCTACAGGCTTTTCATTCGAGACTAAAACAGTGTCTTTCTGGTTAAAATCAAGTCCGTACGGATTATAAGATTCACTATCATAGTATCCTTCCATGAACGGAACATAAGGAATATTAAACTTAATGCTGCCAGAACCATTGCATTTAATGACAAACATTCCAATAGGTGGAATAGTTCCATCACATTCATAAGCAAGCATACAATGATTCTTAAGCCATTTCTTATCAAGCATGTCTGCCTTAGATTTCTTGAGCTCCTTAAGGTCATCTTCCATTCTATCGAGGAAAGAATTAGCATCATCAAACCTTACAAGGAATTTAGTCCTTCCCAAAAAGCTTCCCTCTGCATAGGCGACCACTGTGCCATAACCAAAAGACTTGCTGTATACTCTATTTCTTACTTTAATCATTTTTAATCTCCTTATCTTTTTCCTTTTCTACACACCAATCGGCAAAATTATCAATAGACAAAAGCTCTTTACAAAATTCTCTCCACTCTGGTAATGCGTGGTCATGTCTCTGTTTGTAGATAGTCTTAAGCTGTCTAAAATTCGTAGTCACTCTTGCGGTAAGGGTCAGACCAGTTGGGCATGAATAGAGAAGTTTCAATCTATCTTCTTCTTTCCCTGTGCTTGCCCACTCTTCCTGCAAACTCTTCACACGCTGTTTGATATAGTAGTCAACTTCTGGAACACACTTTTCAAGAATATTCATTCTTGTCAGTCTGTGCATCGTTGACTGGGAAGACACAATCTGTGCAAAGTGATAGCGTTCAAACTCTGTCCACATCTTGATTGAACAGGTCAAATCAAAAGACACGATAATCCCTGCTAAGAAATTATCGTGCCCTTCCGTGCTTTCCCTGCTTGCTAATGTCTTTGCTCTCTTAAAAGCTCTGTCCAGTTCATCTTTGGTCAAGGTTCCATACTTGATTTCTTCCTCCATCGGGTAGCCAGAAGCAATGACAGAAGACAGAAGGTCATAGAGCTTACAGTTTCTAATCATTCGTTCCACTATTATCAATCCTCCAGTTCATTCTTTGGTTCCAATACTTCAAGAAGCATATCGCAGTATTTTCTAATCTTCTTAACTGTCTCTGCCTTCTCTCCCTTATTGCCGTAACGATAAGCATATTTGATGATGTTACCCCAGAGGAATCCTTCATGCTGCTCAAAAGACATGAGGTCAGACATCAGTTCGTTAGGTTCTAATCGTGCAATCTTGTAATAAGAAGGAGAATCTACTGTGTCTTCGTCTTCATCATCATCAGCTTCTTCTACTTCTTCTTCGTACTTAGTCCAAGAATCGGGGCCTGTGCCAAGAATCTCTGCAAGGAAAGAAAGGTTCTCAAGCTTAGCCCAACAAGAATCACCATCATCACAAAGAATAAGAAAATCTTCCTTTTGATTACGAAAGACAATAGAGCCGTTAAACATAGGGACATGTGGGAGTGTAACAACTACTCTAATAGGGTGTTCTTTATAGTCTTCTGAACCAAAGCGAACGAGACACACTTCCCTCTCTGATTCATCTAAATAAGTTGAAATCTCCTGCACCTCACACCAATAGCATCTATTAGTACGTACATTATGGGAAACATCAATCCATGAATCACAAAAGCTTCTATAATCACCACCTGCATGAAAATCACCGTGTGTCTTATCAAACAAAACAAGAGCATTATATCCTGTCGGGTCAAATTCGTCTGGATTTTCAACACCAATAACCGTACCATAACCATAAATATCATTATGTACTCTATCAAAAAGCTGTGGTACATAAGGTTTCTTTTTGTTATTCATTCTTATCTCTCCTTCTTTTTTCTTTCTTTCTTCTTTTTTAAATCTAACTGGGCATTCTTTCTCATGACTTCCCATTTACACTCTTTACTACAGAGCTTACTGCCATAATATTCGTGTGTCTTTTCTTCGTCTTTATACACCTTTCCACAATTCCTGCATTTAAATTCTCCTTTCTCTACTTCTCGATAACAATACTCATTGCTGCATTCACAACAACAAAAATGTGATGTAAATTCAAAACCTCTATAAGGGTGAAACTCTTTACCACAATTCCAACAGACTTTAGTAACATCTGGGTTACGTAATTTATCGGGAGACAACACTTCTCCCATTACTCTCTCTATACCTGTGTGCTCTTTAGACATGGCAGACACACCTCCTTTTCTTCTTTAGGTAGCACAATACGACCATTAGGCAATCGATAATAAACTACCTTGCCTGTCCCTACTTCAACGTATACATAACACTGTCTAGCCACATCGAATCCCTCTCTAACAAGGGGTCTCCCTTCAAGCATACTCATTTTTCATCAACCGACTTTCTTTCTTCTTAAAGTGTGACAATTAATCTGATAGGGAATTAACGAAGTAACACCAAATAATAAAAGTCAACAATCCCACTAAACCAATTCCAAATGCGCCAATCACTCCATAAGTTTGTGCAATATATCGAATAAAACCAATAATGATAGAAATAACAAGAACAATTCCCAATGCTATTACAAATGCACAAATCAACCAAAAAATCTGTTCATCTAAATCCATCTTCTTCTTCATCATGTCTTAGCTCCTTCCTTGTTCAAGACAACCTTTTCTTTCTTCTTAAAGTGTGACAATTAAATTTGTGTCGTGGTGTGCCCACTCAAACGCTTAATATTTGATGGAAGACACACCTGTTTATGTTCTTCTTAAAGTGTGACAATTAATTTCCTGTAGTGAATTGTTGTCATAGTATATAAAAGACAAACAAAAAAGTCCTACTTAAGAATACATATATGATGTATCTTAAGTAGGACTATATATTACTATTAACAACTATTACTAAAGTTTATCTATAGTATATCTATTAGTAGTAGTTTATAATGACTATTACAATTACTACTATAAGATTATCTATAAGATATACTTAAGTAATACCCTCCTCCTCTTAAAGTGTGACAATTAACCTTTTCTCTAATACTGTGACAATTAGACTTTTCTACCCTCTACAGTGTCACACCAATTACTTACCAACATTCGTAAGACTTTTGATGGTGTCATTCCACGCTCATCACAAATCCTGTAAAACCTATCCTTGTCTTCTTCTGCAATCCTAACCCTTAATGAAAAGTCCTTCCCACCTTTAGGGTACATTGGTTTAACATTAGAAAAATCATAGTTCATTTTCATCTTCTCCTTTCCATGTAGACACATTGTCCTATACTTATTATAGTATTTATCGTACTTTTTGTAAAGGACAATGGCAACATAGGAACATTAAAATCACATTAGAGAGCTTCCCTCATCAATGGAACATATACAGACTTTCTAATACTTCTTTAATGTCCAGGCTCCCTTTAGTTGGTGGTTCTGGTAACTGTTTGTCTTCGGAAAGCAGCAGCTCCATGTCTTCCCTAAACTCTGCCAATACGTCATGTTTGGTGTACATCTCTACAAAGGCTTCACGGACAGTGTGAAACAGTGTGTCTGCCTGTGATGGGCATGTAGCGTAGGAATCATGAATCATACTAAAGTGGTGAATACCCTTGTCTACTGCCATGTTAAGGCTCCACTGTAAATGGGAAGCGTCCATAGAGTGAATGAAGTTTGGTGCAATCCCCTGTGTCTGCTTACGTCCTGCAATCTCACCAGTCTCTTCGGGAACATAGAATCTCTTTTTTGTATTGAGAAAACGCATCCAAAATGTATGTACTTCCACCTGCATGTAGTTCTGCTGAATAGGAAGCCCCATTGGTGTTGTCTACATGACAGGCTTTCCTTCTTCACACACCATGGAAGACACCTCCTGTAACCATTTCATTCCTTCGACTGCCTTAACAACCGTTTTAGTCACTGACTTCCAAATAAGTTTGGCAAGATATGTCGCTAACTGGAATTTAGAAGCAGTAAACATTTCACCTCTGCCTTCCTGTATAGCTGGTTCTAAAGTATCTTCTATAATCTGTCCTTTAAATCCGTACTGTTTTGAGCCATATGCTAAGGTCATGACACATCTTTTTGTTACCTTGCGATTAACTCCATACATAAGCCACTGTTGTGCTAAAGTTTTGGTGCCCCATTTCATTACAAGCTCGCCCTTCTTGTTCTTCTCCTGCTTGTCTTCCGTGCCGTTTACTGCATCATCTTTAAGCATGACATTGACTTTTTCTGCAACAATACCATAAATGTCTCTAGGTTTGTCTCCTTTGATAAGGTTTACTGCACGACCACCAATTTCATCTCTCAATGCTGCGGAGAAATGTTGTAAACCAGAGCATGTACCATCGAAAGCTACAGGGATACCACAAGTCCAACCTATAACAGAATTGTTATGTGTCTTCTTATATTCGAGCATCTTCTTGTATTCGAGACACCACCCAAGAAATTCAATCGGGCAGTCACTATTCGCCCAAAAGTCCTTACCTTTTCCAAGAGGGTCATTAGCTACAGACAAGATGTTTTCTTCATTGTCTTTAGTCCAGATAATCTGGTCATCAAAGGAAATCTTGTCATTCCCAAAAAACTCACACCCTGCCACACGGAACCAAAATTCTGCTTTTTCATCGGTGCATGGTGGTGTGTCCTGCATCAACAGAAGGCCTTTGGTCAAATCATCTCCTTGAAATGAGAATGTAGGAATTGGATAGACACGCCCTCTGAAATCCATGTTACACGGGAAGTATATGTGGTCATACTTGCTGAATTTGTCGGCTACAGACACCATAGACAGACACCTCATAGCCTTTGCTTTCCGAGACAGGTCGGCTTTTACTCTGTTATACATTTTCTTTTTATGGGCTTTCAATTCTTCGTCGGTGTAGTCTCCTTCCAGTCTAGGAATTTCGGGGAGTGGGTTCATTAAAGGAATACCACCATAACCACCACCATTTTTGATTACGTCATGGACAATAGACAGCACCTCACGATTAATAACCCATGGTGTCTCCTGCACTGCATTGATAGCCTTGAATACTTTAGAAAGATTAGCTTGTTTCAATCTTTTCATATAGTTAAAGTAGAAGATTGACTTGTAACCATGAAGACGGAGAAGTTTGAAATGGTGTCTCAATTCACCATAATAACCGCCGTCCTCAAAGCTAGTCCATGCATCGGGTTTCACAATCATAGGAATGGAATGGAAGACATTCTCAAGAAGTACTGTCTCATTGGCGTTCCAGATGTCGATGTATCTCTGTGTCGGTACTACTTTTGTCGGGGCTTGCTTTCCTTCTTCGATAGAATCAAAGCATTCAAACAGTCCCGTTTCTGTCAGAAGCATTTCCATAAGTTTCCCTGCTAACTTGTGAGATACTTCTTTTCCAAAGGGTGTCCACGGAAACTGTTCTTCTTTCATCGCCTTATTAAAAGCGTAGTACTTCCTGTAATGTTCCCCACTTCTTCGTGAAATCCCTGTCTCAAACTGTTTAAGATTACTAGGGTTACTTCTCACGTATGCTTGCAGATGGGCTTCATCCTCAATTTCTTTAGCTACATCACCAATGATACCATTCAGAATGTTGTGCTTAGACAATACACTATTCATTGTGACAGACAAGGTGGTAAGAGTAAACAGAGACACAACGTCCTGCACCTTGCCACCATAAATGGCATTGATACGTACAACAACATCATGATAGGTAGCTTGTACACCACGTTTAGGGGCCAGTTCTTTCTCTACAAACATCTTAACCGCATCTGCAAAGTTGTCGAAAGAGAAATCAAGCATACGGCGTCCAAGTGTTGTCTCTGTAGCATTTCCTTCATTGACATTATTAGCCATGATTTCTTCCAGTCTATCCCGTGCTTCCTGTTTAGACTGGGCTTCCAACCGAATCTCATCTTCAATGGTGTACTTGTTTGTGGTCATGATTGTGTCTCTCCTTTTGGGTAGAAAAATAGACACACCCTACACCCTGCATGTATAGAGTGTGTCTTTTGAATATTTCTTCTAATACTGTGACAATTAGATAGTCATTTGAAAATATCTCCGTTCCTGTTCTTTTCTGTCTGATATTCGTCCATCAACTTCCAATACTCTTTCTCAGCTTCAATACAGTATTCTTTGCGGATATTCTTTGCCCAGTTGTTCAGCTTTTCAGAGACAATAGAAGCATAGTAATTAAAGAGTTCCCCAATCCCTTGTCTTGTTATCTAGGAATGAGGGCGATGAACCCCCATTCTGTCATAACTGGGTAGACACTCCAGTTCTCAAATTCTCCTTCTCCGTCCTGCATATCGTTCCAGACTTCATCATAATCAAAGTAGTCTACGATATAGTCGGGAACAGTCCCATCTTTCAGTCCCAAAACTTCATCAATAAAGTCCTTGATACTTGTACACCCTTTCTTGAGAAGAATCTTTCCGTTCTTCTTCTCATCTAGGGCTGCCCAAATATCATTGTCGATATAGTCAAGGTACAAGCCCACTTTATACAAGGTATCTTCCTCATGAATCTGCAAGTATGTAAGGGCAGAGAAGAAGTATCCGTACTTCAACTTATTCCAGTCATCACAACAAACTGGATACTCTTTACCATCAATATTAATGGTGACTTCTTTTAAAACATTTAACATAGTTGTTTTCCTCCTTTTGCTAATCAGTTTGTCTTTAAAACTCCCAATGTTGTCAGATGATAGGTGCTATCAAATTCAAGTTCTTCTGCTAATTCCAATGGCGTGATATCTGGTTCTTCTTCATCTCCCCAATAGTCGTCATTGACAAGTAGCAGTTCTGCTTCCTCAATTAGAGTATCTGCCCCAGTCAAATAGAAGTGCCCGTCCTTGACGTTATCAATCGCACTGTCAATATCATCAGAAATTCCTATTTCATTTTCGTATACTTCCATTGCTGCACAAAAAGTCTTTAGTAAATCGTTGTCGGCAAGTTCTCTAAGGCACTTATGCACATCTTTGACAGACATGCTAGTTTCTCCGCATACCGTCCTTTGGAAGTCATTGCCTACCACTAAAATCCTCATTTTCATGATTAGTCCTCCCTTCTGTAACCCATTACTTGATAATCTTCCCCCAGTGGTCTAATGATAAGGTAGATGTTACCAGTGCTTACTACATAGCTACCTGTTTCAAAAAAGTAGTAGCTCTTTTCCTTGTCTTCTCCTTCCCTATAGAAGCCCTTGCTATACTTGTGAAATACTCCTTTATATCTATTGTTGGTGGTCTTTGGTGGAAGATGTGTCCCCTTCCCCCATGCTTCCATGACACGGTTCATCGGCTTTTCGCTTAAAATCCCTGCAAGGACAAGAGAAACTGTCTTCCCTTCATTGTCCCTAATAAACTGTGCCCTGCTAATCTTTTCAAACATGTTGACCATTCCTTTCTTTCTACTTATGGCTTGTCATCATCAGTACAGGGATTGCCGTTCCACTGTAGACAAGGGATTACTAGTCCCTTGTTTCGACTTGTTGCTAGTCTTCTTCTTCCTCCTCCTCATCATCGTCTTCTTCTTCTTCTTCTTTGGGCAGTTCTCCATTCTCATCGAGCCCTAACGATTCGTAAATGCAATCTCTTTCAAACCAGATGAAATCATTCACGTCCATCTCTGTGGGCGTATTCCCACATGCAAACGTCTCTTCTAACAATTCCATAAACTCTTCTTCCTTGCCTGCATCTTCAATATCCTTGAGAGTGTCAAGGGCACCACTCCAAGAGTTCTCCTTTAATTCCCAAAAATCTGTTACTTCTCTAATAATCTCCATAGTTGTGCCTCCATTTCTAGTCACTATTGTGACTATTACTTATTACAGTTCTCTACCAATATAGTCGGCGAAACAGTAGTTGTTCCACCTGTATGTATTCTTCATGTGCCGCTCTGCTTTCTTTACGGCAGTCTTGTTGTCAACCTTTTCCATGGGAGTCTCTGCCCATAAGATTTCCCCTGTCTCCCCTATTACTAGGAGATTATCTCCATGTTCGACAATATCCGAGTTTTCGTTCCCTGCCGCCACCTTGATAGCGTCCATTGGAATATGCCGCCATGGATAAAACTCCTCAAGGAACCATCTAAGGTGTCTCCTTGTGGTGGAAGAGTACAACCCGTATACCTCGATGAAGCAATCATGCCCCGTGACAACCCGTGCCACCTCTGTGTCATAGTCCCTAAGGATATGACAAGTGCTGAAACTATTACCCCGAGGTACGATGATAGTCTTCACTGCTGCGTGGGCTGAAAAGTGCCCTGCGAGCTTCATGGGTTTGAAGTCAAACTCTTTCATGATAATCCTTCCTTTCCTAACCTATGACTTGTCATCATCAGTACAGAGGGAGCCGCCCATCTGTATACAAGGGATTACTAGTCCCTTGTTTCGTCTTGTTCACGCTTGTGACTACTAGGCTAGAGATAAGAGTGCAAGATAGATGTATCCTATTGTTCAGCTTACCCAGTACAGTTACTTACTTGTACAGTGACAACCCCATATAAGTCCATCACTGCCCGAAATAAGTTTCCCTTTAGGGCACCTACCTTTTACGCTGGCACCATCAGCGACTATATCCCGCATTTCAGCTTTACTCTTTTTTAACGTGGTAAGCGATTCTTCCATACAGTTAGACAAGTTCCACGCTATATTCAGTTATCAAGCCCCTACCTGCTACTGCTGATACCGTCGGTTGCCCTCTAGTATCCTTTTCACGTTCGGCGGTGTTTCTATGCAACTTTCCGATGGTGACTATATGTTACCACATTTCCACCATGTTGTCAAGTACATTTTTTCAAGGCTCTTGACTTGCCTTGTGACTACATCTTACCACACTTTTTTGATTCTGTCAAGTCCTTTTTTGAATCTCTTGAGAGAAAAAATTTCATTTTTGACTCTCCCGTTTTAGGACGCTTTAAAGCTACGAGGAGCCGCACTTTCCTACGGAAGTTTCCATTCTTTCTTTCAATATTGATTCATTTTTTAGGGATTTTTTCAGAAATCATTCTGTATGATTTTCTGTAATCTCTTGATGTTGACTACATGTTACCACATCTTTTTCAGTTTGTCAAGTACTTTTTTCAAGTGCTTGTGTGAATTGATGTGTAGCCGTGTAGGCACATCGTTCTTACGGTTATGATGATAGCACATTGCAATAGGGAAGTCAAGGATTTTTTTCGTTAGAGATTTATTAGACTTCTCATGATTCCTTAATGCGTGGGCAGCAGACAGCATATAGATAATTGTCGATGTAACCCATAGTAGTTGTATAGGATTCAGAATCCGCACGCACACGCTATTTGCACGAAATTAAATAAAATGATATCATATATTTAAGGGGGTACGGGGGAAAATCCGCTGCACCTCAATTTGAATTGACGTTTCACATTTTTTACAATTTTTTTGGAAAGGTGGTAAACATTGTGACTAACAAGAGACAAACTAAGAAAAGAGCACCAAGAGGAATGGGTAGTATAACACAACTCCCTAATGGTGACTACAAAGGGCTAATCACTACAAGCTATGAAGTGAACCCCGTTACCAAGAAAACGGTAAGACACACAAAGACCTTTACAGGCAAGACAAGGAAAGAAGTACAAGAGAAACTTCTTGCCTACAAATACAAGGTGTCTACAGGCACTATCAATCCGACTACAGCCCCTATTACATTAGGTATGTACAAAGACAGGTGGTTTACTATGAAAGAGATACAACTTAAACCACAATCCTTTGTCATGTACAAGAATATGCTTAAGCACACTGAATCAATAGACAACACCCTTATCAAAGACATACAAGTTTCTCAAATCAACACGATTCTCATGAACCTCTTACAGGAATATTCAGTCTCTTATGTGAAGATGTTCAAGACATTGTTAATAGCTGTCTTTGAGGAAGCAAGGAAAGAGAAGTTGATAACAGAGAACATCGTTAAAGACTGCATGACACCCAGAAAGGTTAAAGACACACCTCACACCCCAGAGATGCAGATACTTACTCAAGAGGAAGCAAGAACCCTGTTGTCTAGTACAAGTAAAGAGTGGGAATACCTTTTGTTTAAGACAGCCCTTGAGACAGGTATGAGAAAGGGAGAACTTAGAGCACTCCAGTTCAAGGATTTAGGAACGAACACAATCAAGGTATCAAAGAGCATGTCTGATACCAGAGGAGCTGCACGGCTTGTCACTACTACGAAGACAAACAGCTCTATCAGAACAATTCACGTACCAGAGGAGCTTATACAGGAGTTGTTAAAGCAAGACCACGATGATGAAGATAACTTTGTCTTCTCCTCTAATGAAAGGCACACTGAACCCTTAGCTGCATCTACAATCACCAAAGCTCTTAACCAGACACTCAAGAAAGCACATATCACTAAGCATGTCAGATTTCATGACTTAAGACACACCCACGCCACATGGTTGATAATGGCAGGAGTAAATATCAAAACTGTGTCTTCAAGGTTAGGGCATTCTTCTGTTGTCATCACTCTGAACAGGTATACCCATGCATTACCTAAGCAAGACAAGGAAGCAGGGGATGTGATAGACAAGTTACTAAATGCTACTACTAACTAA